GCGTGGTGTAGCGTTAAAGTTTATTGTCTTGGATGAGTATGCTGACATTAAACCACAGGTATTCGAGCAGATCCTGAGGCCTGCCTTAGCAGACTTGAAGGGTAAAGCAATATTTATTGGTACACCTAAGGGCAGGAATCATTTCTATGACTTGTACAAGCTGGGGCAGACAGGTAAAGAGAAAGACTGGAAGGCTTGGCACTTCACCTCCCTTGACAACCCGCTTCTTGACCCTGAGGAGATTGAGGTGTCTAAAGCGTCAATGTCCAGCTTTGCTTTCAGGCAAGAGTTTCTAGCTAGTTTTGAGGCTCCCCAGTCAGAGATCTTTAAGGAAGACTGGATTGTAGTAAAGGATAAGGACTTTGAGCCTTCCGATGGTGAGTATTACATGGCTGTTGACTTAGCTGGTTTTGAGGCTGTAGCAGCTAATGCTGGTAATAAGAAGAAACATTTAGACAATACAGCCATTGCTATTGTAAAGACTCATGATAACAAGTGGTGGGTGGATAAGATTGATTATGGTAGGTGGGATATCAAGGAGATCTGTGAAAGGATCTTACGCCATGCCAAGAACTATGACATAAAGATTATTGGTATTGAGAGAGGCTCACTTAAGAGAGCTGTCATGCCTTATTTGAGTGAGATGATGCTCAAAAAGGGCATATACCCCAGGATTGAGGAAGTAAACCAAGGTAACAAGAGCAAGGTAGATAAGGTAGTTGGTGCTCTGCAAGGACGGTTTGAGCATAAGACCATTACCCTTAGGGAGGACGAATGGAACAAAGACTTTATCGATGAGTTACTCAACTTTCCTACTACTGGCGTACACGATGACATGGTGGATTCTCTGTCACTCATCGCCCATATTGCGGTAAACAGCTTTGAGTTAGAGATTGAAGAAGACGATTTTGAACCGATGGATATTATCAGCGGCTACTAAGGAGATATGATGGCCTACGAAGAAGAAAACATGCAGTCTGTAGAAGAATATCAGATGACGGAATCCGACAAGGAAATCGTAGAGTTTGTTACTACACACTGTGATCGTTGGCGTGACTGGCGTGATACCAACTTTATAGTTGAGTGGGACGAGTTCGAGCGTCTATACTACGGTATCTGGGCTGACCAGGATAAGACCCGTGAGACAGAGCGTTCAAGGATTGTCTCTCCTGCTATTCGTCAAGCCGTAGATAACAAGGTTGCTGAGACTCTTGAGGGTATGTCTGGTAACGGTAAGTTCTTTGAGATTGATGACGATGTTATTGATCAAGAGAAAGCTGATATCGATATGATGAGACGGTTACTGCGTGAAGACATGCAGAAGGACCGTGTCCCTAAAGAGATCTCCAAGGTAGTTAAGGTAGCTGAGATGCTTGGTACTGGCATCGCCGAGGTATTAGTCAAAACCGAGATATCACGTGCTCCTGCAACACAATCAGTACCAGGACAACAGATGGCTGCTGTAGGCGTGGTTGAGTCAGAGCGTGTAGCTGTTCCTATTAAGTCTGTACACCCACGTAACTTCCTGATTGACCCCAATGCTGAAGATATTATGGATTCCATGGGGGTTGCAGTGGAAGAGTATGTCTCCCTGTATCAGGTAGTCAAGGGTATTGAGGATGGAATCTATCGTAAATGTAAGATTGAACCCATGTACGATGAGACAGCCCTTGAACCAGACCAAAATACCAGCACTTACCAGGATGACAAGGTTAAGATCCTTCGTTATTATGGCCTTGTCCCGCGTGAATACATCGAACAGCTAGAGAATGAAGGTACTGAAGTAGTCGATTTGTTTCCTGAAGACAGTGCTATGGACCAGGTTTCTGACCTAGTAGAGGCTATTGTTGTCATTGCTAATGACGAGCACCTGCTTAAGGCTGAGAAAACACCCTACATGATGCAGGATCGTCCTATTGTTTCCTACCGTCCAGAGGTGGTTCCAGGCCGTTTCTGGGGCGTTGGTACGATTGAGAAGGGTTACAACATGCAGAAGGCCATTGATGCCCAGCTACGGGCTCATTTGGACTCTCTAGCCCTTACCACAGCACCTATGATGGGTATTGATGCTACCAGACTACCACGTGGTATGAAGTTTGAGGTACGTCCAGGCAAGAATATCCTTACAAATGGTAATCCATCAGAGATTCTTCAGCCATTTAAGTTTGGTAACACTGATCCAGCTAACTATGAGACTGCCAAAGGCTTTGAGTCTATGCTCCTGCAGGCCACTGGAACGCTAGATTCTGCTCAGTTGACCCTTGCAGCAGCAGGCGCACAGGGCGGTGGTGGTGTTGGACTGTCTGTAGCCATGTCTTCTATTGTTAAGAAGAACAAGATGGCTCTATTGAACTTCCAGGCTGAGTTTATGTCCCCTTGGTTGAGGCTGTGGCTTATCGTCACATGCAATTTGATCCTGATCGCTACCCAATGCAGGACTTTAAGTTCATCCCTGTAGCTTCTATTGGCATGGTGGCACGTGAATACGAACAACAACAGCTTATTGGGCTTATGCAAACCCTTGGTCCTGATAGTCCTATCGTTCCGATGGTGCTCAAAGGCATTATCCAGTCATCCAGCCTGTCTAACCGCGAAGAGTTGGTTGGTCAGTTGGCTCAGCTATCTCAGCCTAACCCACAACAAGAGCAGATGCAGCAGGCTCAACAAGAGGCTCAGATGCGCCTTGTTAACGCTCAAAGCGTTGAGTTGGAGGCTAGGGCCCAGGAAAGCGCAGCAGACGCTCAGGAGGCCCAAGCAAGGGCTCAGAAGCTCATGGTTGAGGCACAGCTATACCCCAAAGAGGTGGAAGCTAAGATTATCCAAGGATTGTCTGCTAATCTCAATGGTGATGGCAAGCAACAAGAGTTTGAGCGTAGAGCTAAGGTTGCTGAGCTTATCTTAAAAGAGCGTGAGATTAAGACTAAAGAAGACATCGTTACAAAACAAATGAGTCAATAATAGTAAAAAGTACTTGACAAACACTATATATTGTGGTATACTATATGTAATCTAAAAACTATATAAGGATCTCCTAATGGATAAAGATCTACAGAAGTACTACGAAGATAGATTTGACATGATGTCCACCAACGGATGGAAAGAGTTGATGGAAGATGCAGATAAAATGTCAATAACATATAATAACTTGTTTGAAGTCTCTGCTATTGAAGATCTATACTTTAGGAAGGGACAGATAGACATCTTGTTGTGGTTGATGAGTCTTAAAGACACTTCCGAACAAGCTTGGTTGGAGTTACAAGAAGATGCCTAAAAGAATGTTTGAATTTGTGTGCGCCAAAGGGCATAACACTGAAAAGTTTGTTGATACTGAGGTTACTGTAGTTGAGTGTCCTCATTGTCGCAATGATGCTTCACGTATTATCTCGTCACCCCGAATCGCTCTCGAGGGCATCACTGGTGCGTTCCCCGATGCAGCAGCTAAGTGGGCCAGATTACATACTGAAGCAGCAAAGAGACGCTCACAAGACTCCTAGAGTCCGAGTGTTATTTTTTAATTCCTATAATCACGTGTGTGACAGGAGGATAATGTGGCTAATTTTACAGAAGAATCGGAAGACCAGGTTGATGTTGAAGTAGAGGACTTGTTTAAAGAACAGGCCGAGGAACCTCAAATTGAGGACAATCTAGAACCTGAAGGAGAACAAGAATCACCAGCAGTAGAAGAGGAGCCTGAGCTCCCGAGCAAGTATCGTGGTAAGTCTGTAACAGACATTATCAAGATGCACCAAGAGGCTGAAAAGCTAATTGGTAGACAAGCTCAAGAAGTTGGTGAGGTCCGTAAACTAGCAGATGACTTGATCAAACGGCAACTCGAAAGCGGTGTAAAAACCCAAGAAGAAGCCACAAAAGAAGACGAGATTGACTTCTTAGAAGAACCAGAAAGATATTTTCAGAAGGCAGTAGAGAAGCATCCTGCAATTGCTGAAGCTAAGGCGCAAGCCCTACAACTAAAGCACCTGCAATTTGCTGAGAAGCTGCAGAAGAATTATCCTAACTTTGAGCAGACAGTACAAGACCCTGATTTTGCTGAATGGATAAAAGCTTCACCAGTTCGTTTACAGTTGTATGCTGATGCTGACACTAACCTTAACTTTGATTCCGCTGCAGAGCTTCTTGGCAACTGGGGTTATGTTAAAGGTACTAAAGCACAGAAACAACAACAATCATCTGATGAAGTTGTTAAACAGGAGCGCAAACAGTCGTTGAAAACTGCTGCTGTAAGTACTGGATCAGTAGGTGTTGAGTCCAAAAAGACTTACCGCCGAGAAGATATCCGAAACCTGATGCTTCGTGACCCAGATCGCTATCAGGCTATGCAACCAGAGTTAATGGCTGCGTATGCTGAAGGGCGAGTAATTTAACTTACAAAGGAATTTAAAATGGCACTCGGTACTAATCATGTAACAAAGACCACAGCGGATAAGTTTATCCCTGAGATTTGGTCTGACGAAATCATTGCAGCTTACAAGAAGAACTTGGTTGCTGCTCCTCTGTTCTCGAAGATGTCTTTCAAGGGCAAAAAGGGCGACACGCTGCATATCCCTAAACCCACTCGTGGTTCTGCTTCTCTGAAGGCAGCTTCTACGCAAGTTACTCTCATTGCTGCTACTGAGACCGAAGTTCAGGTTCTCGTTAACAAGCATTACGAGTACTCACGTTTGATCGAAGACATTGTCGAAGTTCAGGCTCTGTCCTCACTGCGTAAGTTCTACACCGATGACGCTGGCTACGCTCTGGCTAAGCAGGTTGATACTGACCTGGTTCAGCTTGGTCGTTCTGCTAACGGCGGTGACGGTACTGCTGACTACGACACTGCCTATCTGGGTGGTGACGGTACTACCGCTTATGTTGATGGTACTAACGTGGGTTCTGCACTGACTGATGCTGCTATTCGCCGTAGCATTCAGCGTCTTGACGATGGTGACGTTCCTATGACGGATCGTTTCCTGATCGTTCCTCCTTCGGCTCGTAACACGCTGATGGGTATCGCACGTTTCACCGAGCAAGCATTCGTTGGTGAAATTGGCGGTGGCAACACCATCCGTAACGGTCAGATCGGTGACATCTATGGTATCAAGGTATTTGTTTCTACCAACGCTGATACTGCCACCACTGCTACCAGCCGTATCGCTCTTCTGGCTCACAAAGATGCATTTGTGCTGGCTGAGCAAATGGGTGTTCGTTCACAGACCCAGTACAAGCAAGAGTACCTCGGTACGCTGTTCACCTCTGACATGCTGTACGGTGTCGCTGAACTGCGTGACGGCTCTGCTGTTGCTCTCGCTGTTCCTGCCTAAATAGGCTCTGCCCTGACTTCGGTTGGGGCAGTTTTCTAAGTAGATTCCAAGAGTCTATTTAGCAAACTAAGGAGATCAAATGGCTATTTATCGTGGTGCTGGTGGTCCAGGTGACGCTATCACTGATGCTGCTAATGAAGCTACTGTAGCCTCTAATAAGGCCACTGAAGCGGCTGCTAGCGCGGCTGTTGCTGCGTCTTCTGCTTCCTCTGCTGCAGGCTCAGCAACCTCTGC